CGAGCAATCCTGTCAGAATATACGGCTGCCTCAACAACACCAATCCGTGCTGCTTGTGCTCCATCTGGAACAACAACATCCGGGTACGGTTGCCCTACCAGGAGTAAAAAATATAATGGCCAGGGCAACAATAAGTTAAACACTGGTCCCATCACGGCGATGAAGGCTCGTCTCCACGCTGAGGCTGCCCAAAAGGATTGGGGATCATTATCAACATTATGATAGTCGTTTTCTCCCCGAGGTTTGATATATCCACCCAAGGGTATCAACGACAAACGCCACTCAGTTCCCCACAGTTTCTTTTTGAGGAGGACTTTACCAAAGCCTATTGAAAAACTATCAACGGCGACACCCACAGCACGGGCTGCGACATAATGTCCCAGTTCGTGAATAAAAATTACTAAAACAATTATTCCAAGAAAGGTAAGCATAGTTTTTCCCCATGGTTAAGTCTTCTAAGAGGTGGCAACGCACGTCCATTAATTATAATTTCTGGACCTAAATTAAACAGATCGTCCTCTGTTGGTAGCTTATGTCTGTCTTCGTATTGTTTACGCAGACGTTGTGTGTCAAGCGGGGTCCAGAGTTCAAGATATTTGTGTATCTTTTTATTTTCTTCCTTCAGAGCAGAGATTTCCTTGCTCTGTAATTCTATGGTTTGCTCTAGAGAAATGATTGCTTGGGTAGCTGCCCTCTCTAGCGTTTTCTCAATCCCGCTTTCGTTAATTAAAAACAATAAAAATCCCGTATATATTCCACACACCAATACGGCCACAATGGTCGTCCACACGGTTGCTGTAATATAGTTTGGCTTGGGCGTTGGTGTAGCGTCATACACCTCGGCATAATGATAATCAGATGTGGCGTTGTCTTTTATATTCTGCCACGCTTCCCTTTCTCTATCCATAGAGTAAATAGTTTGAGAAAGGTGTTTTATTCTCTAATAGCCGCTCAGGGGTAAAAGCTCCCAAATTGGAAAGGCTGTCGTCTGTCCGGCAATAGCACCAAATGTTCCGTCATTGCCATTATCTGTATGGTCTCTAATGCTAATTCCGGTGCCTTCATTGAATTTCCAATATCCTACAAGCCCACTTTGACCATTACTTTGATGGTCATAATTAACTCCACCATTGTACACCTCATTAGCAAAAGTTCCCTCTGAATCGATACATCTATTATAAATAGCTACTTCATCAAGAGCACAAGCAAATCCGCTAGTATATCCTGAACCTTCAGTATTACGACCTCCAAAATACATTGTCATACCTTCATCTTGATTATTCCAAGAAGTGCTATTGTTATTAGTCATTCTTGCATCTGTATTTACCCAGAGTCTAAGCTTCCTATTACCAGCAGAACCTTGAGTACCAGTATATGATACTACCCAATTATACCATCGACCTACTTCCATTGGATTGTTAATTCCAGTAACATCATTGCCCCCAACACCTATCCCAATATTATTATCGCCGGCTCCTGAAAAACCAAAATGAAATCTCGCAACTGGACTGCTGGCTCTGCTGCCTAATATAACCGATTTTTGATTCATTTCTTCATCTGGTCTAACCCAAAAAGAAATAGTAAACCCATTCCAAAGTTCGTAAGTATCAGGATTAAAGGTAGTTGTAGCATATGAGTCAGTGGCTCCGGCCCTGTCGCCTGAAAACGATAACGCATAATTATTTTCCAGCCTTCTCTTGCCTCTCGTGCGATGACGGCGACTTGCCATTAAATTATCACGTTTGAAAATTTGCACGGCATATTCAAAATCTAAATCAGCCAGTCTTTTATTGAGTGGGTCAGATAGCCAAGCACGCCAATCAAGCACCCCAAAATACGGCTCACGATTTTGAATTATAATTTGTATCTCTTGAAGTCTAACATTTTCTCGTAGACGTTTGTCTTCCTCCAACTTAGATATCAGGGCGTCAACCTGCTTACCTATCCGTTCTGATTCTAGTTTTTCTTTTTCTTGAAGTCGTTTCTGACGAAGGCGCTCCGCTTCCTTCTGCTCTCGAAGAAGTTTTTTACGTTCTATGGCTTCTTTTCGCTTTTGAGCTTCGGCTGCCTCTCTTTCAGCTTTTCTTTTAGCCTCTTCGTCGGCCTCACGTTGCCGTTCTTCTTGCCAGCGCCTTTGTTTTTCTCTGATGTAATCTGACATATTTCTACCAATCTGTTAGGAGTTTTTTCATTCTACGGTGTCCCAAAATTTTGTGGCTCGGTCGCCATAAAACTCGCAAGTGTTGGTCCAGTTGGTATTGTTGTCTATGACCTCCTTGATGTAGTCCAAACTATCGGGGTCATCAATCACATAACTAAACACTAGGTAGTCTCTACCTTCCTTGGGTTTTTCTGCGGAATCGGTAGTCAATCCCAGTGGAGCCACTGAGCCAACTTCTTCTCGGGAGATTTCGCCACGAGTATCATAATATTTTCCATTACGATAAATGGCTGTATGATAAATGTCAAACTCTTCTGAGGGATTACCTGAATCTAGTTCTGGGTCTGAATCCACAACAAAGACAACTTCCGTGCCTTTTATCCCACGGTTGATTGCCTCCTGTAAAAGAGCGACTGCTAGTGTTCCACAGTTTCCATATAGTTCAGGATCAAGGCTTTCCTCTTCCTTTAAATACTTCCGCCACTCTGTTAGTAGTTTTTTCACTATAACTTGCCCGATAATAAATCTTCGATACTAGCACCTAGATTCTGTTGAAGAGAAGCCTCCATCTGTTTCATCACCTCTTCAAATTCTTCAGGTGTTCGACCAGTTTCGGCGGGCCAATCATCCATATCAAGAACCCAGTCTTGACCAGCATCATCTAGGGCGTTTTCAATTTCCATCTTTTTTTCAGCATACTTAACATAATCGACATCCCTGTCAACAGATGCTTCTACATCATAGTCAAATTCTTTCAGATACTTTCGCCATTCTGTTAATAGTTTTTTCATATTCCCACAGCCTCTGGGTATTTTGTTTTAGCGAACGCAATATATTTATCACGCAGTTCTTTGTAAAAGAAGTCGTTAAGTTCTTCTTCTGTATATTTTACTCTAAACTCGCCGGGAGTTTCTTTCTCGTCTTCGGCGTTCATCTTGTCTCGGCGGCGGCGGAACATATCAAAGAATTGCTTGAGACGCATATCCAACGCTTCTGTGTAAGGTATCTTATAATACTTTGCTCTCTTGTAGGCTTCTTTGGTGTAGGTATCTGTTTCTGAATCCGAAGCATAATATCCACGAATACCATCTAACTGGTTATAATTCCATCTGCCCGGCGGTTGTAGCGGTTCTTTGGGCGGCTGGGCAGTGGCCAACATATCATCAGTTTGTCCGCCGTGTTGGATTTCGTGGATAGTGACTGCTTTAAGTTCACCAAGATAGGCGTTAAGGTCTTGCTCGTTGAAACCTATGTCTAAAAAACTATTGATTTTTATGTAGTCGTCTTGCTTACCTGCGCCGGGAATGCTCATATGCATTCCGCCTATTTGAAACTTGTCGCCTGTTTCTTCCGCTAGTTTTTTATCAATATGGAAAGTAAACTCAGCCATATACATTATACCTTCAAGTTCTTTTGGAAGACCTTTACCTTCTTGATATTTCTTGCCGATTACGAGAATCAAATCCTTGCGTGAGTTTTGAACACCCTCACTAGGAATAACCTCGTCAATAATATATTTGACGTGAGGTATCACCTTGCGGGTCAGTTCTGTTGTGGCTGCTTCGTACCTTCCCTCTTGGAGAAAGCCTCGCCACTGTTCCATAATCAACTTCATGATTTAGGCAGATCCCTTGGTGCGACGATCGTGCCATCATAGTCTTTTTTAATATATTTTGCCAACATCCTCGTCATATCCATGTCTTCTAGGCGTTCGTTGTCGTTCTTTCCCTCAATAGCTTTAGCAACATCTTGTAAAAATCTTCCCTCTATTTTATCGTCTATGACTTTAGAAACTTCGGGATCGATCATAAGCTTGTCTAAAACCTTATTTCGCTTGGCTAGTCCTGGGTCTTTTTGCGACTTCTGCCATAGGAGCTTCAAAATAGGAAAAACTCCACCAGTAGTGATATCAGCAGCGCCTTGAGCCGCTAGCGCACCTGTTTTTCCAATGTCTCTGATATTCTTTGCGGCTTTTGCTTGTGCTAAAACCTTTCGTAAATCACCAATTGTTTCAAACTCCACAAAGCCCGTATCTTGCTCTGAAAGATATTGTCTCCATTCTGTCATTATCTTCTTCATCGTGATTGTACCGTGTAAGTTTTTTGCTCACCGCCTCCAAATGTGTCAGTTTTAAAATCGTCCTTGCGCATCACCGTAATTACTTTTATGGTGTCCGGACCTTTACGCATATCTAAAACGGCTATGACATTAAGGGCTGGGACCTTACCTTTGCCGACCATACGAATATGAAAAGGCTCGTCGTTACCAAGTTCCCCGTTAGCATAATCTTGAATAATTTTACCGATGGCCATCTCAACTGCCTGGATAATGGCTTTGTTGGATATCTTTTCGTCGTGACGGAATTGGCGTTCTTTGCTGTGCTTGGTTGCCTCAAGGCCTGTATCTTTTAGATTAATAACAACATTCACACCCCTAACCTTTGCGCTATACGCTTGCTTAGCGTCGAGGTCAGCCATCTTGTCTTCTTTGACTTTTGGTTTGTCGTGAGTATAACCTTTTTTATCAAGTTCTATATGGCGTTCGTAAGTCTTTGCCATTGTGCCCTTGCCAGTTTTAGGGTTATACATCATATGAGGTTTAAAATCTTCTTTTGATTTTTTATCCTCCATGAGATGGTCGGCTGGTCGTCCTTGACTTATCCAGTCTTCTATGACGAACATTTTTTGGTCTTCCGACAAATTCCAGAAAACCTCTTGGAGTTCTTCGCTCAAGCGAGAGGCGTACTGTTTGTAAGTTTGATCGTTTACTTTCTGTATGTGCTGGAACTTTCGCCAGTTCTCCATTAGAAGCTTCATATCAGCCGCCTTTATACATCGTTGGGTCAATTGGTTCTGGATCGAGTGCTGCTTTAAGATTTCTCTTTTGCCATTCATATGAGTCTTTGTCTTTATCAATTGGCCCACCTGCTGCCCAGGTATTACAAGACCTCGCCGAATGGCATTTGAATTGGTGCATCCAGCAGTAACCCAGAACCCCAAACTCATCTCTGACAGGTTGCGAAGTTTTTCCGGGTATACAAGCCACCATCCTTGGTGATATATCAAAAGCAGTGCATGAGGCGCACTTGGACTTCATAGCAGCCTTCTCAGACGTGCCCCACTTCTTTGCTATGTTTTTCCAAAAATCTCCAGGCTTCTCTACGTTAAGTGGCCCATATTTAATAAAGTCAACTTTAATGGCTCTGTCTCTATTGGCTGTATTTAACATCAAATCCTGCGTAGGAGCAGGACAAATTTTTTCTTTACCACCAACTTTTTTACCTTCTTCCTCAGCGTCAATAATAATCTTTATTGACTCGCCAAGAAATATTTTCCATTCTGCTAATAATTGCTTCATCACCAAGCCCTACAGGACCAGTAGCGAGCTTTTGTCTTGGGTCCGGGATTATCACAATTGTGACGAGCACGAAATGACTTACGTCGCTCTGGATTTGATTTTTTAATTTTCATATTAGGGTCGCCGAAATTTACTTTCTTAACGTTTCCGGTTTTGGGGTCTTTAACATATACTTTAGACTTCTTGACATCACCACGCATCGGTTTGTTAAGAGTGACCTTACGTCCCTGGTATTCTGCCTCTTCGATGACATCATCCCAAAACTCCACGTCTTCAGCCATAGTGCCATCGTCATAAGTGGCATCCTCAATATGATAATACTCTTCCTCTTCGTTGAGGAAATGATTCCATTCTTTTAATAATTGTTTCATCCTTTTTTACCTGCCTTTGATTTTTTACCATAGCTGCCTTTTTCACCACAGGCTGCTGGGGTGGGTCTGCACTTCGGATATTTTGATCGCTTCTCGCCACCGGATCTTCCGCAGGCACTACATTTCTTTCTGCCTGTCTTTTTATCCTTGCGGCAAGTGTTACAGTCAACCCAGCCGCTTTTACTTCCTTTTGCACCCTTTCGCTTAAACCAGTCACGAAGACTTGTTTCAGAAGAAGGCTTCTTAGTTAGCTTTCTCTTCTTTTCTTCAATGGTTTCATCTTCAAGATTTTCATCTTTCTTAACCGAGTTGATATATTTTCTATACACGGCTGCTGCGCTGGCCTTGCCGGCAGCTTTAGCACGTTGCTCCATTGCTACCGCCGCTTGGACTTTATGGGCGTGCGAACGGCTGGAGTTTTTAATCTTGGATACGCTTTTCTTTGCGTCTGCTTCGGTAGCGAACTTCAGTCCGTGGATTGTACCCTTCGGATCTTCGTCGGTATAAAGGTCGCTGTGTTTTTTTGACTTTTTCTTTTGTCCCTTTTTTCTTGGGATGCGAGGATTACTTTTTTTTTCGTTTAACTCTGAAATGGTTTCACGAATCATATCACGAAGTGGGTCTTGTTCAATGCTCTCTTTTTTGCTTTTGTTACCCCAATTGGCAGCGCCAACTTTACGGCATTTTACAAGAGCACCCGATGCATACGCAGAAGGCCAGACGTCGTAACGAGCTTTAACCTTATGGTAACAAGCATCTTTCTTGCCCCCGCTCTTTTTCTTTTTCTTTTTTCGTTTTTTCTTCTTCTCAGCAAGGAGAGCCTCCTCAACCATACCTCGAAGTTGTGACATAGTAATTTTCATACACGAATACCTCTGGAATATAACTAGTTCTTTCGTTCCCCTTTTTTACTCCTAGTCCGCTGGTTTTTGCAAAACTGCTTCATCGTAAAACCTTTGGGATTGTCACATTTTTCTTTTCTTTTATTTCGCTCTGATTTTGAGAACTTCTCCTGGAAAATAGCCTCCCTAACAAGTCCCCTTAGTTGATTCATAGTAATACGCATATTCTATGTAGTATGTTATCTTTCAAATTCTACTGGTATCCACACATTGTCTGTTTCTGTTTTGGCCCATTTTTCAAACTCTTCAAAATCTAAGTCATCAATCCAATCACCAATTTGTAATTTCCAAGTTCCAGCCCTAGTTCTGCCAGACGGATAGTAGGTAAAGTGAGGGTTTTTGGCTAGTGACAAGAGAGTGGGGTAGTCAGGCTTGATCTGGATAATGTCCTCACATTTTTCTCGCCTGGTGTGAAAACCATTAAAAGTGAACGATGTAGAATTATATCTAACAAGTATATCCCCAAAAGGATGCTCAGTCATATAAAAATTAACGTCACTAATTTTGTTTGATTTTTCATATTTATCGATTAAATTAAACAGCAGAACTTCCCTACTTCTTTCTTGTCTTGTAATAATTTCTGTGTCTTTAAGAACATACTTAGCCATAAATTCCATTATGGCACCAAATGCTCCTGACCAATGATGGTCTTCTAAACAAAACAAATCCCCACACAAAAAACCACCCGGCTTGATCTTTTTAAGCCAAGTAAAAATATCTACCTTAGTCTGCTCATAAGTCAAGGCCCAGTCTGAAAAAACAACGTCAAAGTATTCATTTTCAAACTTTTCTGCTGCATCTTGGGAAAAGCTTTGCAAAACTTCAACTTTTGGATTGTCTTTAAAAAGATCTTGCACCGCTTCTCTATTTGCTTTGGAATTAAACCAAATCTGCTCGTCTTCGTTAACTAGATCCCAAGGATCGATAAGGTATAGTTTTTTAGGTTTAGAAAGCGGAATGATTAAATCAGAGGCCGTGCCTGCTTTGTCAACCCCTAATTCAACAATGGTTGAATCATTAGGTAAGCTTTTCCAAAATTCGTCTCTTAGTTGCTTAAATGGCTTATCCCAAGGCATCGCAGGTGGTGAGCCAATAGTCTGGTGTTTTTGATCTACTAACCCTGCCATAATAAGAAGTGATCCATATTTTTCGAAGTATTCGCTCGTATTAGGTCTGTTAGAGAATACTCTAGTGTAACTACTTGGATCGTATTTTTCCATGTCTGTAAGGCAAGTAAGAACTGAATGAGTATCAACATATCTAACATATCTGATTGGCTGTACAGACAGGGAACCAACAACAGTGTCTGGATGAAACCATAGTGCGCCCATATCATTAGAAATGGACTTTTCTGCGTTCGAATAATACAGAGTAATTATTCTTCTTTGCCAATTCGGATAAAGATCAGGAGGGATCATTTGTGACCTTTCTATGCCATCAGGGCAATCTTAAATAAATATGCATCAGAATCTAAGAACGGCGCTTTGTTTTTACGCTGTTCAAAAACTGACTGAGACATCTCGCCAATATCTTTATAGCCAGATGTATCCATAAGCCGAACTTCTACATCATAAGCCAGCAAAGCCTTCACAAGTTTCATGGCTTTTTTATGGGCGTCAGCGTCCAACCCCAACAGAACTGGTGTGTCGTTTTTTACAATCTTCCTGAAAAGTCTGCTGTCCTCTCGCAGGGTTGAGCCGAGCAGCGGGATGCTGTTCTCACCAGCGACGATAGCATCAAAGACGCCTTCAACCAGAGTGACCTCTCGTTCCCAGTCAATCAGCAGTTCGTTGAAGATGATGTCTTTGTTCCCTGGTCCGTTGAGATAGGGAGGCCAGATGTTCGGGTCATATGTGCGGGACGTGAAAAAGTTACAATAACCTTCTTCGTCAAATGATGGGAGAATAATTCTATTTTTGTATTCCCCAGAAGCGCAGTAGCCAATCTTCCAATATAGCACGTCTTTCTGTTCAACGGCACGTTTGCGTAAATAGTTTAGGGGCACTCTTGCCGAGGCAGGTTGGAATCGACCAGTTAGTGTTTGAAACTCATTTGGAAGGTCGATTCGCTGTTTTATATCCTCTTCCTTGGCAAACAAGTTGTCTAGGTCGCCTAGCTCAACATCAGCATCAAAATCCTTCCATCTATGGATGTGACTTACATCACCCCAACGCCTGACAAGGCGTCGTAAATTTTTGGTACGCCAGTCACAGGTCCAACACTTGGCAACATTCTTATCAAAGTTAACTGACAGTTTCTTTTTATGATGTCCACAACATCGTGAATCATAAAGAAATTCCTTGCCTTGGCGATAAGGTCTGCCAAGGATTTCATCAAGGATTTTCTTTTTCTTTACAGAATTAGGGTCGCTAAACAATCACAGTCCAAGTTCTTTTAGTTGCCTAATCGTATTATCCACATTATCTGGATCATGTTTAATAGCAATGCCGCCGCCAGCACGGAACTCGTTGACGTACTTATCACGGTCATCAATCAGAAGTCCTTGTTTTCCGTTCCAAACTCCGTAAGGCTTCTTGCTATCGGCCAAGTTAACTTTTTCAACTGGCAGTCCTAACTCACGAGCGACCCAGATCCGCTTGCCGATCTTAGAACCCTCAGCCATCGGAGCAGACAAAATCTCCAACCCTGGGATGTCTTTGATGTAATCCCAAAGTTCTTTGCCGCCACGCTCCCAGCCAAGATTGGCCCAGAGGTCAACGTCGTCTTCAACCATTCGGTACATAAAGTCTCGAACACGATAGTTCCGAGGCAGGCTACTCTCTTGGTCAGAGCGAGCAATGTGCCACTTGTTAATCACCACGTCCCAGCCGCCGAGTTCTTTGGCTGCCGAACGGGCAAGTTTATAATCAGGATGATCAGGCTCGTGGCGAAGTTCTCGCAGTCGCTTGTTCATATAACTTAGGACGCCTTCTTCAAAATTGACAAGCACGCCGTCCATATCACTAAACACTTGGTATCTCATAGGGACACCTCCCTCCATAAGTATAATACCACAGGTCTTCAGTAGGTCAAGAAGTTTATTCTGTTAGGACTATTTTTTCTGTTAAAAAACCTTTGTTATTTTTATTCTTTAAGATAAATTCGCCTGCTCTAGCAATAACAACAGCGTCAGCTTTATCATCGGTTCCTTTTTTGAAATTCTTGCCACCACGAGCCATTTCATAAGAAAAGGCCGTTTTCTCTTTTTCTATCACTGCCTCAATAACCATCTTCTTTCTTTTTGGTCCCTTGGTCGCACGAGGAAACGAAAGTCCGTACAGACCCCTAGCGGTATTAACGTTAACATAGGTTGGCTCAAGATCATAACTCTCAAAGCAAATCCAAGAAATAATACCATTAAATTTTGCAAGTTTCAATATGGTATCAGCCCTGGATTTTCCAGGTAAAAACTTCTTCAAGGCTGTCTCAATAAAGATATGTTCTATGTTATATTCCGACCTTATACTGTACAGTTCAGCACCAATATACTCGGCCTTTTCAAATAACGTGGGATATTTTGATATATCCCAAGCTTCTGATTTTACCAACGCACCATTATTAATTACGGCAACACCAACCATAGTTGTGGAGATATCTAATCCAAGTATCATACAAGAATTATATCAGAAGTCAAGCTTTAGTTTAAATGTATACGAGTCTGTCTCTTTCTTTAAGACAGGAGTGGCCAACTTGGCGATACCAAGTAAATTTTTATCATCATCATAAATGGCTATTTTACTTATAAATGTTTGCTTTTCAAACTCATCTTCGTAGTTGCAATATTTTGACTCAACTGTATTCTTGACTGAGACTTCCTTTGGTTCTATATAAGAGGAACTATCAAAGTGAATTTGATTCTTCCAGTTTGAGTACGAGGATGATATCCAAGTTGGATTTAGCGAATTGTTTAACTTACCCACGGGAGCATTAGCAAACATAGTAAGAGTTGGTATATTATTTTTACCTCTAAATTTCATTACAAAATGACTTGCACTGGGGAATATTGCGTTTGCACCATCCGTTCTTGTTGCACCGCCAGGAGCATGGTCAACGCCGGCTGCGGCTGCGATACCTTGACTTCCTGATGAACCTGTGTTATATGACCAGAAGTAAGTCCAATTAGGTCTAAACTGTACGCCTGTTCCGTCAAAAGTCCCAGGCCCGCCGCTATCCTGTGATCCAGTTCCAGTATACGAATCTCTTACTGCAACGTTACCATTTATTGGTTCTTCATTGTATAGTAGTATAAAGCCCTCGTCGTACAGCACAAGTCCCACCGTTGATCCACTTGTCAAAGCTCCAGGCTGAGTGGATATTAATTCTCCATTTCTTTTTTCGTCTTTGCAACGATCCATCAATGTACCAGTATAATAAAACTCTAGATCAACGCTTCCTTTCTCTATTGTTGATCCATAAAATATAGACGGAATGCTTATCAAATTTATGGCACCAGTTAAGAAGGGCGGCAGAGATGGGTCCACAGTCTTACTGCCAGAGAACGTATAAAGCGGACTAAAATTTCTATATTTATTTATTGTTGACCTTAAGGCTAACAAATTTTTGCTTTGACTAAAATATAAGTCTGTTGTATTAGGGGCAACATGAATCGGATTGCCTAATTCTTTTGGAGCCGCCTCGCCAAAGTAAGTTCTGCCACCATAGATGTATTGACGTTCTACACTGGCTGTTAGAGGATAAGCACCCGTAATCTTTGTGCCGTATTCGGCCTCACTATATGTTCCAGTTGCAACGCTGTTAAAAGACATATTAGTACCATCTTTTATCACATAAGCATGGATACTGTTTATATCATCTAAGGTAGACGCTCTATCAACGTTTAACTCATATAAACTTATTGACGATGTGCCAACATTCTGACCTTTAAATCGATTTTCATCGACATACAAAGTCCCGCTATATGCAGTAAACTTTTTACCTGGACTTGTCTCTAGGTTATTTTGAAATACATCGTCTGGACCAAACTCGTGGAGGAACGGCATTTTCCACCCCCACTAGTAGTCTAGTCTAACCCGCAACGTGAACTCGTTTGATGGAGTCTTCTTAAGTGGTTCGCTAAGTTTGGCCACAGCGAGCAACTCATTGTTTGCACCATACAAGCCAACTGTCGTTATATACGACACGGGCGAATCTTCTCTAGTTTCTTTAACTCTAATCTGACTCTTAGACAAATACGTTGGATTACTTGAGTAATTGAAATCTGATGCATTAGCACGACAGAAATAAATTGTTGAGTTTAATTCTGTAGTATTAGCAAAATAGATGTCTTGCAAACGATTTCTTAAGTCGTTTGCTGTGCCACTAATTGAATTTAGTGTAAGCACTTCATCAATGTTTCTATGCGAGGCGCTATCCATCACAACCTTGCCGCCAGTATTGCCAGCTAAGTTACCGCCCCACCCATATAGCTCATTACCAAGCAGTCCACCACTAGCATGGACCTTAAACAGTGACGAAGTTAGAACTGCTATACCAGCTTGATAAAACAACAGTCCGCAAGGCAGTCCTGAGTTATTGGGCAAGTTAGTGTTAAGTGTACCACTAGTTGATGAGGTAACAAAAAGAATACCATATTCACCTGCTGGTGAATTTGTCTTGAACGAGTTAGACCCACTCTGGTCTTCGATCTTAATAACACGGGTAGTTCTAGCTACTTGGTCATATGCACCGGTCGGATCAACACTAAATTCCATACGGAATGTGCCTTTTTGTATTTCATCCTTAACAAGAAGTCTAGAAAAGTTGAAGAATAAAGCATCATGAAACTTCTCTCCGGAAGTTAAATCACCATCCTTATCAAATTCTCTAATGCTTCCAGTGGCATCATGTCCGACTAGGACTTGGGCCATCTGATTGTATAATTGTAGCTTTTGCTTACCTTGAACATTGGTTGATGCCGAGAGAGATGAATTAGCACTTAGTCCAACCGTAATGTCAAAAATATGATTTGCAGAAGAACTTAAAAAGGGATAATCAAAAACGCTTTGAAACATGCCGTGGCTAAAATTCTTTACGTTAGTTGATGCGTTAGCAACCAAGTAAGTGCCTGAAACTATTGTCCCAGTAATCGGAATTGCCTCATGGAGCTTTGTTCTTGATGCTTGTATATCAGAAGCTTGTAGTGTTTTAAAAGAAGTTGCCATTATTTTTATTTAACCCTTATTATGTTTTCTTAACGAATCTTACGGGAATATCAACTCTATATCCAGTCGTAAACCCGGTGATCCTAATTGTTGAGTCGATGAACCTGAAAACGTTCCCACTACTAACGTAGTCCGCTGCGGTGTTGCCACCTAACTTGTCGAACAGAACATTACTGGTTTGAAGGTTTTCTGCCGCCAAAAGACGGAAAGCAAATCTTGTGCCGTAACGCCCGCCGTTTGTGTCGCCGATCACCGAGAAGGTATCAGCCGGTGAGTTCTCATTTGTTGATCTGTTAAATTCAGCTACCCCAGGTGCGTTGCCATCAGGGGCCGCAAAATACTGTGCGTTGGAATTTAACGAAAAGTAATAACTTGCTATGTTATCGTCATCTATGAAAGACGGTCGAGCGACTGTATTACCATCAAGTGATAATATTTGTCCTAGTCTGTTATCCATCTCTACAAGGTATTGTGTTTCCCTGAGCGCATCAGCATTGTCTAATTTCTGAACCGATAGATCTGTGTTATCAATTCCTTGGTCAAGACAAATAAATTGTCCGGCTGTTGCAAAACTGCGATTACCACGAATGACGCCAATAAATGTTCTGAACGGTGACGTAGCAGTTGAGCCAGCAAAAGTGTCTGGGTCTGATGTTGTATAATCAGTAGTCACCAAATATCCACCCACAGGTATGTCGGTGAGTGCTGCTGTATTTTTGTCAACGGTTTGCGATACTGTATCATTGTTTTTAATAACAGGCAAGTAAAGCAAGTCATCTCGAACATATGAAACAAGTTTATGGTTCATTATTGAAGTGTTGTTTGTGAAGGCCTCCAGTACAGGTGTTTGGAGAATGTTAATGTCATAATATGCAGAGCCACTTGGGTGTATGCCTTCAGCAGCGTTGCTATTTCTATAAAGAGTATAATCTATCTCGTCATCACCAACAGCAAATTTTGCGATGCGGAAACTTCCGTCACCTGCTGCCAGTCTTTTTCTACCTGTATCAGTTAAAACCGCATCTAAAATGATATCACCACTGTTATCTAAAAATGCCATTTTGGCTCCCTCATATGAATAACTATTACTATTGAACGTCGAAGTTCTTAATAAGTAGTATTGTTTTTACCTTTTTGTTCCTTTTACCTTTTTTCGGTGCTTGTGAAGTTAACAACAATATTAACTTTACGTCCTGTATCACGAGATGTTAACCTAACAATGAATTTATTCCCCGTGATACCATTAACACCTGTTTGCTGAACAAGGCTCTTCTCCGAAGAAAAAAGTCCAGTCCTTGAATCTACAAAACCGCTATTCTGACTGACTTCAGCAAAAGGAAGCGTCTGGATATCAGCACCCTTTATTTCTATAAACCTATTCATCTTTTTTGTTGGTGTTTTTGCTGTGGATATAGTCGGGGTAAACTCTTTTATTATTGGAGAGTAAAATCCATTAACCAGCCTAAGTTCCACTTCATATATCGGTGTAGGGTTAGAAAAATATTGTCCAGAAGCAGACCTAAAAGTGTAGTAATACTTTCTATTAGGCTCAATGTCATCTATAAAATCATACGCTAAAGCATAATTTTCTGAGCTAGCTTCAGCTAAAGGATTCAACCGTTTTATCAATTTACCCGAAAAGGACTTATATAGGTCTTCATGTGTCGCTACGTTTGTGTTTATTTCGTCCGTTCTGTAAATATACATTTCAGTTGGTAGCCTACTTTCTTTATAGCTTATAGTAAGCGCCCTTTGATTTGTATCCTGTACCCTCTGGTTTGCTGACACTTCATCAAGAAATTCTTTTTCTTCCTGGTCAAAGTGAATATATGGCAGTGCATTCTGTCCAATATATTCACCAACGGATGGCGAAATATTTATTAGTATCTTGTTGCTAGTATTTTGATATGAGAATATGCTAGCCTCTGGCGTCAATGGCGGATAGGGAATAATCTTAACAATCGGATAAGATACGCCGCCGACAACTAAATCCGGCCTAGTTGCCACCGCTGGGACAGCAAAGCCGCCTAAACGACCTCCGGTACCAAGGCGTCGTCTCCAGTTACCTATCATAAGAGGATACTCAACTATTTTAACGTTAGGTTGAGTGTCTACATTGAAAGAATAAAACCCCAAAGTTCCGCCTGAATTTCCCCTCCTAGTTATCAACTCATCATTAAAACTAGGGAACGCAGCAAACCTTGTTCGAAAAAGAAATTTTGAACCATACACGACATCATAAGCATATAATTCATACTGATAGAATTTGTTTGATTTTACTTGTGTATCAACAAAATTTAGCAAGTCAATTTCATTGGTGTTTGCAAAGTAATAATTTTGCAAAACCCTTCGCCTACCTGAGTTATGATCAGGACCACGGGAACTATATTTTACTAGCTTGTACATTATGGTTTCGGATTCAGATAAAGTTTTTCTTCCCTCTAATAGCTCTTTGTACTTTACTGCTCTTTGACGGGATTGAGTTCTTACCAAACTATTAACTTGGCTAGCCCAGGCACCAATCGCTGCCTGCCCACCATTGCGCTCTCGCCAGGGTCCATTTAAACTGAGTTCTGATAATTCGCCTGAATTTAGGGCCGCTCTAGTTTCTCTAAACCAATCACTAAATTCATATACTTTAGCAGGTTGTCTTGTTTCAACAATAGCTATTTCTCTTTCTCTTGAATCAAACTGATCCGGACCTAACTGACTAACACCCTGAGGGGCAATAGCGCCATATGTTGTAAACGAGAAGGGTTCTGTCTCATTAACAGTCGCATTAATTATTGAGTTAACCATTGAGGTAGCGCCGAGCGTTTCATTAAGAAGTCCATTTAAACTACCCTGCTCAACCATGGGAATTGAAATTTCAGCATACAGTGGAAATTGTTCCTTGTATGCGTTAAACTCTTCAAATAAGTTCATAGAAGTTGCATCAGTAGTTTGATTATAATACCTTCTTGCAATGGAGGAAGTCAGATCTATAACCACATTTGAATTTCTTGTTGCACGTCCATATTGTATGAGATAATCAGATATACCTCTGTCTTCTCCCCCTGCTTGTTGTGCCCGAAGTCTAGGCAATGTGCCGGTTATAAATTCATTTAATCTAACTAACCCGTCATACCCTCTTCTAACTTCATCGCCCTGAGGTGAGGAGTCCCAGCCTCGACCAGATAGTCCACTTATAGGATCAGAGCCAGCGGCTAACTGATAAACATAAAGGTTTGGCAATGCCGATTCTGGTATGGCCCTGTTGTTTATTGAGTCTTCGTATCCTGGCAAGGGGTAGTTGTAAACACCTTCTATTTTTGCGGGTCGAGCCACGTTAGCTTCTCTGCTTAATTGAGTCCTAGTAGAAGGCACTTCATTCAACACAGTGGTAAAAGGATCTCGAACAAAACTAGTCCTGGTTTCAAAATCATAAAATTCAAAAACAACCGGCTCTGCTTGACGAGCCAAAATAATTCTTTCTTGTCTTGTCAAAGCAGCGTTAGCTGCCTCTAAAGCTTTATCAAGACTATACTCGGATCTTATCCTTAACAAAACAGCATGAATAGAATTGTTGTAGCCATTATAAGGCGACGATCTAAGATTACTTGGAATATGCCTATTACTATAATATGCGTTTGAAAAATTTTCAGGTATGAACATTCTATGATCTTCTGAAAATTCATCAAAGTCATCGTAATCTAAAACACGAAGAATTCTTCTCATTCTCGGACTAGGTTGCCATAATCTTTGGGTGCCACGATTATCTCTAACTACGTTTGGTGGCCCGCCAATAGTCTTTGTAAGATTACTGGGCTGATACCCTGGTTTTCTTGGGAAAAAATCTGCCACTTGATCAAAGGTTTCAAATATCTCTGGGAAACCCTGACTTGCTAAGTTGTTTATTTCATTATAAAAATTAAATTTTTGTTCGCCCGCAGTGGGACTTGGGTACCCAGCAGGAAAAACATAACCCCTATACTTATCTTCAGAGAATGGCAGGTTAGGATTTTTTTCTCTTGTCCTACCAGCACGAGCAGCGATAATATCGCTTTTATCCTCCTCTGATATGCCCCTGACAATTGTTCTAGACCCTTCCCGAGTATAGCCGCCAATATTAAAGTTAACGTTAACTGATGTTGGTTTTTCAGGAGACAGCGCTAAGTTACTATATGCGTTGTCTGATTCTAAGGGAGTAAACGTAACTTTAGTAGCAAGATGACGGTCGCCACCCATCGCATAATATCTGTTTATAGGATCTAGCGTAGTTAGATTTCTCTGCCCGATAACCTGTCTTGAGGTAAAGTCTGGACTCCGCTCTCCGGACAATACATTGATAGAATTTGCTTTTTGGGTTGTCGATCCCTCTGGGCGCACAAACTCATAGAATTCCTGTCCGCTGCCAACTACGTTTAAACCAGATTCATCAGTAAGTCTGTCTAAAAATTGTTCTCTTCTATCTGCTAAATCCTCACTATTAACTTGAGGTGATTGAGATTCGTTTCTATCTCCGGCGGCCATTTTATTGTCCTCTTAGAATAAAGTATCTGTTGTAAATAGGAAGATCAAACATTTCCTTAAAGTCTACATCTATACCTTTATTTAGGTTTGACACTGAACCTGACATAGTTTCTGGTGAAAATACCATATCATTTTTTGATATATTTCTTACACGACACAATAACGTTTGTTGGTTAGTGGAGTTGTATTCGTCTGGTGTGAATTTTCTCCAAACTGGCAGTAATGGTTTTCTTGAAAACGTTGGATCAGACTCGCCAACTCTTACACCAAAGGGTGTATTTCCAAGATCGTTGAAGCCAGACAAATACTCAATCACACCTATCTGCTTATAGTTCATCCAGAATGCTAAAAATTTAGCGTAAGTTTTCATTGGATCTCGTGTGGAGAGGTAAGGAGGGAAATCCTCGTTTTCGTTTATGTAAGATATAGAATCCGAAAAATCAGCTACGTCCGTATCTTCAAGTTGTGGCCTGACGGCATCAAAGCCTGCTCCGCCTAAAGACTTCGCTTTCTGAGAGGCAGCTATCACAAACATAGACTTAAACTGGTTTGGTATGGCTGCATATTTATTCTCTATAGCACTCTGAACACTGACGTCATCCAACCCCAACTTATTGACATTAGTAATCATAGAATTAAAAGTTTCTTTAAGATAACTGGTGGCATCTATTTTTGAGTCTAGTTCTAGTTCACCAAGAATAGCAAAAGTTAATTTTGTAGGTGGTAGCCCAGCCGGGACAAAAGGTATTTCATCTTTATCAATCGAGGATGGATCAATAACTGCTCCATAAGTACCAGTGGCGTAGGGCGTCAGTTCTCTTTCTGTTGATTTGAGAAAGTCATTAGTTTCCAAGTCAGTGTCTTCGTTACCTCCCAAAAATGTCCCAATAAGTCTAGGGGAATCTACCTCAGTTTTTTCATTACCCTGTTTTCCAATTTTGATAACCTTGCTGATGCTTTCACCAACACTAGGAATACTAAATTGTTGTTCTGTTCCCTCACTTACTAAACACCCATGGGCGTATAATGACTTGTTAGCACTATTAAATAAATCTCTTGGCGTTACATCAAAATCCTGGGCCGAGAAAAAAGGTAACTTATAGTCTTGGGAATAGATTCTATTACTAACTAAGTCAGAAAATAAATCTGCATACTTGTTTATATCATAAGATAAAATGTTTTCGTCCTGTGAGCGTGCCGCAGTTTGAACTATGGTTTGTTTACCAAAGTTTTTAATTGCCTTAGGAGTAAAATATTGATAACTTGATTGTTCATAGGATGTTCCATCTGGGCTAGCAAAAGAATTTGGAGATCCTACTTGGTTATAAGATCCGAAATATTTATTAAACTCTTCGCTTCTTCTGTCATTAAAAAAGTCTCTGGAAAAAGTGGGTAGACCGCCAGGATTACTAATATTACCAGCAACCTTCTCAGACAAATACAAATAACCTGTACCATACCTTTTTCCAAACTCAAACAAGTCACTAAAATAATGCTTGTGTGTAAGGATGTTTATTTTTGTTGGGGTTGTGTTAGCTGCTAGTTTTTGAACAGCCGTGGTTGACTCAAGATTAGGATCTTTTGGCATTTTAGCTTCAAGTATTTGCTCCAACCCTCTTTTGAAGTTTTCAGCAATATCCGAAAATTCCTTAATACCATAGGGGTCTTTCTTTCTAACCATCGATAACAACATATTGGTTATACCGTCCACGCTAAGAGGATTAGTCGGAGACATTTTTGTAAAAAGAGTAACAAAACTATTGATATCTTTTGTTAGTGATTCTAATAAAGTTTGACCATTAAAAGCTATTGAGTCAAGTGGCACAATTCTCTCATTTCTGCCGCTATCATATAGCCCAACACCATCAGCAACAATATCTATTTTTCTTTCAAGTTCAGCCGGTGGAGAATTTGATATTAGATCATACGCACCCATAGCTCTTGAGGATATCTGAGATAAAACTTGTGTGAACTTTCTTAAGTATGATAACGAGGGGTCATAAACACTAACCGAAGCAGCGTATTGAAATGTTCCAGCAGTCAGACTTTTGAACTCATCCTCATAGGTATCATAACCCTCATAAAAGCTCATCCTCTTTGATATCGCAGGATTCAAAAAAGACCCTAAGTTAGGTATTAGAACTGGCTCAGGTATAATTTCTTCTGGGTGGTAATATGATTCATCAAACTTCTTTTGGCGTCCAAAAGTTAATCTGTTAACACCCACCGTTGGTTCAACTCTAATTTGTCTCTTTGATAAGGTGATATCTAAACACTTAACTGTATCGCTATCTTCTATCTCTAAATCCCCGCCACCAATCAACAAATCTGTGGCCGTGGACGGATTTGTATACAAAAAAGGTAGCTCGCTGTTTTTAACTAGAAAAGCTAATTTATCAAAAACAAACCCAAATCTAGCGCTGTCATCTTCACATCTAGTTACCCAAAAGTCTGAGAAAAAGTTTTCGGAACCAATCTCCTCATAGATTTTGTTGTTTAAGTCAATATCTTTAAGAAGCTCGGTTGTTGTTAGATTCATTTGCTTTTTGAAGTCAACCAAGCTCAATCTACCATAACCTCGCTGATCTGATAATTTAGCTGCCAGGGGAGGTGTTGAGATTTCAGATTCAATCTCGTCCCTGGTTACTGAGGTTGTTCTTTCTTGTTGAATAAAATTATGTTCAACGCCTCTGAAGACAGCCCTTTTAACAAAGCCCATTCCAGTTTCTAAAAGCCGATCCTCTTCCCCAATCGTGTAGTCCCTAGAAATGTTTTTATCTTCTAAGAATGCTTGGTTATCCATATATGTAAATGCATAGAATCTTATGTTAGACAGGTTAGTATTAGTATAAACCTCATTTTTACCCATCTTAAAAATAAAAGGCTTGAGCACGATATTATCTAAAACATAATTTTGGAAATTGTCTGCTCCCTCGGCGCTATTATTTTTTCGAACTGGTTTGGTTTTTTTATCTCTAATAACTTTACCGTTCTTATCTTTTAGCAGCGCATCATCGACAGGGATGTCACAAAGAATAATACCATCGTTGACAGTGGTAGCGTCATAATATATCTTATCTTCCAAATTTGTCTTAAGTGTGTTAAGAATAAAGTCAGATCCAAATGGCCCAGACGGGGAAACTAACGCATAATTTCTTGTACTCAAGCTGTTAACTAAGCTAACATAAAATTGATCGGCATTTTCTTCGCCAGAAATTGACATTAGCCCAGCTTGGTATTCATTCATTCTTTGTGTGATAAAGTCTAAATCAATACCTTGATTACCAAAACAGGCGATCATTCTTATGCGTAGATTCTTTATGTAGCTAGGAGTATCGTAAAACCTTCTAAACTCATCATCATCAACCAAGGTCTGTAGTATGGCCTCAGAAATTTTAGAACTTACGGTTACCGTTACAGTTTCTTCGCCAACACCTTCACCGACAGTTTTTATATCATTTGCTATCACAACCTCTTCTACCAAGACACTAGGGTAGTTTGAATTTAGGTATGTTAAGGTTGTTTTGTTTTGAAGTCCTGGCACAAGGTCAGGAAAGAAAGTATTTTGATTTGTTGCTATATTAGTAGCCATTTATACTTCCTCACAAGGATCAACAGGATCAGTCGGACCACCTTGATACAACGTTTCACCGACTTCTAACACATCTTCTATACCATCATCTACCCTAATAGATAAGAAGTATTCAACATAAGTAGGATCTAACAAAGGAACATTTTCGCCAATTAGTTGATCATCACCTGCCAATGCACGAACATATTCATCCGGATCTTGTTGTAAACTAAGCCCCCTAGCCCCAGCAAAGTTTTCGTTAATAAAGCCAAGTCTCTGAAGTTCCATTTCTTGTCCCTCTCTTATTGGGGCACGAAAAACTTCTATATCAAAGTTGCCATTAGTTTTATACACTGTATTAAATTCTTGAACATCCAGGAGCAAACGTCCTTCTTTGGTTATTTCGAAAATATCCTCTGTTACTTCTCTTCCCCCATCCTGCACAACAATGTCATTTGCATCAACATTTATTGTTATGGTATCCACCTCATATTCTAAAGGAAGGCTAGCTGAAAAGTAAGGAATAATAACTTCAGAGCCCGATGCGCCGCTTCTGTACGGAAACTCCTCCGTTCCCGAAACAAACATTGGCTCGCTGCCATTCATTGCTTTTATTTCCCAAGCCGGAGCAAATTGCTTAAACGGACTACTTGTCCCGATCGGCCTAAGAAATTTTGCCGTCGCTGGGGAAACTTGGTCTGGGTTTAACGCTCCAGCGTTTGTGCTTTCTGTGCTAACTTCACCAGTTGCAGTAAAAAATTTGTGATTCTTTTCCCAACCACCATCGCTTATAATAGAGACTCTCGGTGTTGTCTTGATTCTTTCAACAATGTCGTTTTGATTTTCTTCCGAGACTTTTGGATTAGCTTTTTGTATGCTACCACTTGGTGTAAACTCTGTATCATATAAGATATCATCATCATGAAAAGAATAAAACTTTGGAGTAAACTTACCCATAGAAAAAGATCTCTTACCGTACTTGGTAAGCTCTACCTCTATAACTTGCTCTTTTCTATTAAGAAATTTAGACATACAATAAATACATTCCGTTACAAATTAGTTCACCATTTAATATCCACCGCCGCCGGATCCCCCGCCGCCGAAGCTGCCACCTCGATTAACAGGGGGGACAGGTGCTGAACTTGGTGCTTCCTGAGCTTGACGAGGTTCCCTGGATTTTGCTAATTCTTCTGTTCTACGACGCTCCATTTGTGCAGGTGTCATATTTCTAAACTCCTCAGGGAGATCTCCCTGTTGTGCTTTGGCTACGTCAAATTGTTCAGGAGATGGCGGTGCCTCGCCAGCAAATGGGTCAATTTGATCCTGTCCAATTGGAGGTGGTGCCATACCTTCAGGCGGTAGATCATCCGGAAGCAATGGTATACTTTCTGCGCCTGGTGCTGTTGGGCGGGTATCTAAGTCTGGTATTATTTCGCCTGCGCCGGCTGGTGGTGCGGGCCTCGGCAGAACTAATCTTCTTTGTTCTAGTTGTTTATTTTCTAAAACTTTTTTATTTCGCTGTCCACGACTTCTAGCATTTGTTTCTTGCTCTTCGGATATGTCTTCAATTTCCCGATCAAGTTCTGGTCGGAATCCGACATTGACAGACAGTTTTCCTAGTTCAACTAAAGAACAATAATCATAAGGCCAGTTATAGGTATTGCCAGCGATACCAAGATCATCACTGACAAAGAGTCCCTTAGTGTATTCAGCTTTTCTTCTTTGTAAGAAATCTTTTTGCTCTTGTGGTAAATTATCAGCTATGACACCAAACACGCTATCATAAGAGAAAGATCCAGGTCCGCCATTTAATTCTTCTGAAACAAACCTAAAGAATGTGTCAACACCACGCTCCTTGACTTTAAATATCATCCATTTTATTTCTGGTATAAAGCCATCTCTAGAACCCAAAGGAGCAACGTCTATAAGATCAACTCTAGGATGTCCATTTCTTGGTATGCCTAATTCTAATTCTTTTAGTAAAAGCTCTGGGAACACAGTCTTGTTGCCTACTCCTGAAGATCTTTCACCTGGCATATAGTGATCTATGGCCGATACGCTTGTCTTCATTGTAGCGGCGATATCTGGCATAATTCCCTGCCATATATCCGCCAAATCTTGTCTGGATAAGGCGACTGTGTGCTCTAAAAGATAGACAATAGGTATATTAACGTCTTCTTCTGTTGGCAGTATAGAATCATAATCATCTCCACCAAAGGGATTTATAAACTTAGAAACTTTTGGAAAGTTTGGCGGCAACAAGGACGTTAGTTGTTTCTTAAGAGAAGGCGGTAAAGAATATTTTGTAAAATTCTTTCTAAACTCCTTGACTTTTGGACCCAAGGCATCCATATTGCCTTTCAATGTCATAACTTTCATTTCTTGAGTTGTAGGCTCTAAATAGTATGGTATGGCTAGCACAGCTTCAGAAATTGTTTTTTCTCCGCTTTCAGCTAATTGTCCTAGTCTTCTTGCTTTTTCTGGTTGGAAGGTTCCCGGAGCTTGTATGTCTCCTTCAGAGAATCCTACCAACCTAGCTAATGAATCGACCTCTCGCCCAGAGTCAATAACAAATTTAGGAACCTTTCTAACTACTTCGACTTTTGCAGTACCAGACAAAACAATACCAGTAGCCTCGTTAACTCGTTGAGCACCGGACCCGGTTGGGTTACCTAAAAGTCTTAACTCAGTTGAATCAACGGAAACATCTGATATAAACATAAACACACCTTCGACAGATGATGATGGCATAACCCCATACTGGTGCCACATTCCTGTTACCTTCGGATCATGTTCTCCAACATTCACAGATGCGCTAAAGTTATATCCGCCATCCGTTGTTGGAAAATCTAATATTGGGCACTCCCACTTGGGCATAATCACCCATTTGTTTTGATCTCTTGGAGACACATCGGCTGCATCTGTAGGATAAACATTATCAATAACCACTGAAGAATCTAAATCCTGTCTATTTTGCCAAGCACGATTAAACCCATAGGCCGGAACACCGTCAAGACTTAATATTTGATCGTTGGCTCCAATAAAAGAGCCCGAGTCAAAATCATAGTAGTAGCCATTTTCATTATTGTATTCAACAAACAATTCCTCGCCACTCAATATATCGCTAAGAGTTACTTCGCCAGACTTGCGTGGAACATAGGTTATTCTTACAACGCTTGGTCCGTAAAAATATGTTGGAGCGTATGGAGCAAATTCTGCTCGATGGTAAGGCCATTCTCTACCTTGAGGAACACCACCACTTTGTTGTGTAGTGGCAACTGTAAATAATGGTGCTAATTGCCCGCCCGCAAATGGACCCGCAACAGTTACGCCGGCTCCAGCCTGGTCTGGATCAACAGCAGATCCAACTATTTCATTGCCATTAAATTTAGCCGTTAAGAGTCTTTGTTTTACGCTTACAACTCCGGTTGAACCATTAACAGACGTTGTTGTTTTGAAATCTCCATTAGTATCGGCTAAAACTAGACAGTTTGCAATTGCATTTCCAACAGCAACCTGATCAGCGGCACCTTGACACCCTATGGTGTATTCCGCTGCGCTAACTTTTGCAGGGGACCCTGGTGCTACAGTCTTAGAAAATTCAAAATTAACTGTAACAGTTGTGCCATCGTTACTTGATCCTGTCATTCCAATAAATTTGCCGTCCAAAATATTCTCGTCAAACGTATTAATCTCTAGGCTAGCTGTTGCTTGTGCTCCATATTCAACAGTTGCAGGAGTAGTGGCACCTGGGCCAGCAGCGAGCATTTCATTCCAGTCAAATGATCCAGTCGCAGTCGCAGGACCAAACGCTGCTGGGTTACTATACATCATATGTCTATCGGTCTGTTTCATACCAATTTCCATAATGTATGCTTTATCCTTAGATACCGTTACAGTTCTAGCCTCATTTTGCTGAGTTGCTGCGGCACCTGCGGGATTATCTGCTGGTGCTTTAGCAGGTATTTCGGCGACAAACTTGGACATAAACCCACCATCTTTTTTCTTTTTAAGGAAAAATCTTGGAACGTTTGCCATAAAGTTTGACATTCCTAGGCGGTACAAATCGTCATCAAATTTAACAAATGATACTGATGATTCCAGCCCGCTGTCGCCCTCGGTAACACTTGTGACTAAAGCACCGGTCGTTGGTACTGAGGCTGTAATTTCCTGATATAAAACGGGATTTGAATCGGCTAACACAATTCCTCGTTTATCAGATGAAATGTGCTCCATTGGTTTGAAAATCCCCTCGAATGGAACAACATCAGAATAAAACATGCGGTGTGGTGCGCCACGGTTACCGTCTTTGAGTTGGTCACCTTCAACCGCTACGTCTAACTTGAAGAAATCAAAGTTATCAGCCGCACCCTCTTTTCTTCTTCTGCGCCCACCTGGCAAAGTAATAGCAGTTTCAGAAGCCCCTGACATCTGCAAGTCGCCGGTTGCTAAAGAGAAAAAGACCGAGGAACTAAGCTGCCCCGCAAGAGGATCTTGTATTGAGGCAGAGGTAAACGCACTCATACCCTTTCGAAGTATAGGATAATGAACAGCCACCCCGGCCTTAATAGAGTTGTATACAATCCCTGGTGCAAAAAATGGACGGGATATTGTTCTGAAAGAACGTGGGTTCTTATCGTCATTTTCACCTGGAGTTGTGGATGTTATATCTTTAAAGTTAGGTGCCCCTGGTGTGTAGCCTTCTCCAGAATATTCAATCGCAGGTCCATATGATTGCGAAAATAATCTAGCCAATTCTAAAGTTCTTAAAACAGGATAAAAACCCTCATAAGGCAAAAGCTTTAACAACGCTTCTGATTTAATCTCAAGATGTCTTGGGTTTTTATTGAATTCAAGATCCTTAGAGCCTGGTTTCATAAATGACTTTAGGTACTCAACAGCATCACTAGTTGCATACCTAGGCAGAAAATCTCTGTCGGCACTAGTAAAGGTAGAGTTTGAACCTGTATCATTGGTGGTCCCGGTCACACTTAAAGCACCTGAAACAATAGTTCCAAAACTACCAAGTTCTTTATATGTGGGCATAAGTTCACTGATGCGATACTCAGGGATAATTGTAAAATCTTTGCCAAGGTTTCTTAATTCTTGTTGCCAATCTTCGTAGCTATTATACCACGGAAATCTAGCTGGTGCAAGAGTATTTTTCTTTGGCCCATCAACAAATTTTCTTCTTCGAGCAGCGGTCCAAGCAGGTCTTGTAACTGCCCCCGCAACAGCCATTGGCTCAGCAATAAACTTCGATAAACCATTGGCTAAGTCAGTTGTGTATATTTTTTCCGTTGGTACACTATAAACATATTGAGGGGAGTTAATGCTCGAAGTATTAAATCTAATACCGCCAAGTTCTGAACTACTATTAGCAGCATTACCACTCATCACAATACCATAGTGTGGCATCATAAGTTCGCCCGCTGGCATAGTAGAAGCCATAACGAATAATAGGTTATTGCCAGGACTTGTTCCACTATAAGAAGATGTTGCTAGGGTACCTGAAAACTCTGAGTAATAGAAAGAATCCAAAGGCCACATAGATCCAGTCCCAGGGTTTCTGCGATTTTCACCGTCAACATAGGGTGTTGTTTTTACTGGAGGTATGTAACCTTGGTTACCAGAAGTGTTACCTTGGAATATCGGTATTGGGAACTGTTCATCCATTTTTACAAAATAATCAAAGGATGAAGAGAAGTTAGTAACTCTTCTTTCCCAAGAGTTGTTAAATCGTTCTATATTCTCATCGTGCAATAATCCCGAAAGCTCAGTGATGTTCCTAGCAATTAGCTCTGTCTTTGAGCCTGTTGGAATATCTGATCTCCAGAAACTATTTCTATAGAAGTTTCTTGCTCTTGTTGCCGACAGATAAGTATAAATTTCTTTTGGATATATTGTCTCTTTATAACTCATTAATTTGATAAGTTCTACGCCATCTACAGATGGGTCAACATTATCAACGAACGTGTCCCTAATAACTTCATATGGTCTTTTAAATGCACCAAGCTTAAAGTCTTGCTTGTTACCTAAATCTATATTAAGGCCTCTGTTTGCAAAACCCTGTAATTCATTTCCGTAGGAATATTTAACAGTCACATCAACAGATTTATCTTCTGTCGATGCAGCAGTGCCACGCCTTGTTTTTATCTGGTGTAACACTGGCTTATATCTTGATGTAAGAGGCGGCTCTTTATATTTCTTAGAGATGTGATGTCTTACAATATTACCGCCGCCGCCAGGGAAAGATACTAAAGCATTATCGTTATCTGTTACTAGCGACTTAGCAAAGTCTGTAAACACTTTCATCTTTTCAGAGGTCATTAATTTTTTACCACTTTGCTGCTCAACAGACTCTGCTTTCTTTGTAACATTAGCAGCGTCAATAAGATAAAAGTTTTGTCTGGCATTAAACATACCCTTAGTGGTAAATTGTCCATACCTTGTTTGTGTCCAAGGTGCCCACAATCCTGCACCATTACGCTCCCAAATGTATGTTATTCCACCAGCAGAGTTACTAAATACACCACTAGCTTGGGAGGCAAAAGATCCAGGATACAAGCGATATTTTTCATCGTGAGCTATAGAGGATGTATATAAAGTAATGTCCTCTGGGAATCTAGAGGATGACAAAATAAAGTTGTGATAATTATCACCAACGTTCTGCCCAGGATGATCACCAGGTGTACCTTGTGAATGAGACAAGGCCAGGAACCAAGCATAGCGATCGCCAGCAGGTATTGGTCTTGTAACAAAAGCATTATCTCTAACAGATCCGGTTGTCATAATCGGTACTAAGGGTGATTGCAAATTACCTGATACAAGTTCAACTCTCAGCGTGGTGTTTCTTTGTGTCTTGTGAATAGCCACTAACGAAGCTGTGTGTATGGAAAGATCATCGCCATAAACAGCAGGTAAACCGCCAGACGGTATGACAATACCCTCATTAAATACACCCAGGTCTATAGAATCATATCTGTCTAGTAATGTCACTAACGATGAGGTTTGGAACCCGCCAAAGCCTGTGTGTCTCTTTAGTAAGGTGTTATACCGTTGTCTAACTTTTATGTTTCTAAATGGCAGCGCATTATTTGGAGAAAATTGATCAGATGCTCTGTCTCTAAATAACTGTTTAGAATCTTCTTTACTGCCAGGGGCAGAGAATCTATCAGCTATAATTGTATTGTTTGTTCTAACTCCCGACCTTTGTCTTGGGGCCGTAAACTCAGCCGAGCCAGATAGCCCCTGGGTTCTTCTTGGAACAGAGGTTAAAAACGCAGTTGGCATTGTACCGGTGGGAAGCGAACTTGTATGATAAGCATCCGGGTTGAATACAAAATCAACATTAGTAGCGGCTCGATTGTTCGTATTCAACACCTCATAAAATTTAGTAAAGTTACCTAGAACTCTAACACCACCTACTGGCGATATGGTTCCAGTTGTCGATTGAATGTTGGCAAGGTTAACTGGACTAGAAGCACCAGTGCCACGCTTGTATTGACCTTTGGGCGTCAATGCTGTTGGTTTATCAAATTCACCGGCACCATCAGCAATTTCTAGTTTATATGATTCTTTACGAACATTATCTGACTGGTTTAACTGTGCTCCCACAGGAGCGGAACGAGCCTGTTGTCCACCAACATGTGCCAAAGTAAATGGTGATTGAAGTGCTGTGGGCCTAACATGCAGATTAGAAAAATCAACATTTGTCAGACCTGCATCCTGTAGTTGCTTTTGATAACCTGCGTGTACTGTTGAACTAACAGGAGTAAATGGCAAAACCACCTGCCCCTTAACATCTCTCTCGTCAACAGACGCACTTAGTTCTCTTTGCCTTTTTACGTTCGGAACAATAACGTCCTTAACATCCTGATCTAACGTAAGTCCACCAAATTTTACTTTTGCGTTTGCTACTTCAGTTTTTGATTCTTTAACATTGCCGATACCTTGGTTTGTCGGGAGATTCTCTTGAGGTAAGAAAGCCCCTATCGAAACTAATCGATTCGGTGCATAATAAGATTGTGCTTGTTTAAATATTGCTCTTCTGGACGCTTGAACCCCGGCGTCGGATTGACGAATAGTAACAGTGTCTCTTTCAGCACGAGTCATCCACCACCAGCGGTTTTGGTTTTCTGGAGGGGGTGATTCTGGTAATGGTGCTCTTTTCTTTTTGTATGGTATTGGATCAATAAACCCAGAACCTTGCGGCGAGGACACAACCAATCCTTTTGGTACCGCAACGTTGGCGGGAGGATTAGTTGGTCGTCCAGAGTTAATTTGCGCTTGTTCTGGTCTCTCTGGTGCATCTGCATCGTGAATTTGTAATCCGGCCGGCTCAGGAGTTGAAATAACATTTGCTTCATCGCCACCAGCGACTGATTGACGAGTTGATTTTTTACGATTACCCATAAATGTGTAATTAAATTTAGCTCGTTCCAACAGGTGACTTTCAACTATGTTTCTAACCCCAGGCGCAACTTTTGCCGAGGCAGGGAAAAGTTGTTCTAGCATCTGCCCAAGCGCAGCATCTAACCACTTGTAGTAATCAATATATTTCTGTAGATCTGGAATGTTGCCAACTTTTGAAAAGAATATCTGTCTAAGTTTCTCCATAGACTTATAGTTTGGCCTGTACCTGTTTACTGGGTCACCTATTAGGTTGTTTAACTCTTCTACCGAGGCAAACAAGTGAAGCATTCTTTCTGAAACGCTCCTGTACATACTCTTCTCTACAGCATAGAAAAGTCTCTCTGGTCTTATCATTGGTGCATATGCTTGATCGTCCAGGTTTTTTACTTGCACCATATCGCTACTAATAGCATATTCTGGCAGTTCAAGCCTATCAGTATAAAGAAGTTCTTTTCTAATTGGCTTCCCAGAGGCTGGGAAGAAATCACCCCTACCTGTATGTTGTCTAGAGTTTATATGTTGTGGTGATTCATGAAATAAATCACCAGCGCTGCCAGAGTTCAAAGACCCTGATGAAAAATCGTTTACATTAAATCGACCCGAAGCGTCACTTCCTGTTACATCTGCAAAATCCCAATGCACTGCTAAGGTGTCTGCTTGTGGTACATATATTCCAGGGTTCTTACTTTGGAAAGTGTAGGCCTGTCTAGTTGGGTTAAGCGTCCCGTAACTATCAACACTTCTAGCATGCATATCAATAGCACCTGTAGGAAGGACATCTGTCCAGTACCTGAAACTAGATGCTCGTACATCACTAGCAGTTAATACAGTGCCAGTAAAGTTAGTTCTGTGTGCTCCAATATAATATCTTTTAGCTGCCGAAATGATATCTGAACCAGACTTGTATGTTAGCGATCCGGTCTTAAAATAACTCTCTTGTCTTATACCCGAGTCGTAATTAACAGCGTAAAAGTCTATGTCATACCCATCGTGGACATTTGCATTGGCCCCTGAGTTTTGTGCAAAAGGAAATCTTTTTGGGTGAACCGATAATGCGAAGTTCCATTTTTGATTGTCATATACGTTTCGGAATACAGGCGAAACTATTAATTCATTGTTGTGCCTATCAACAACTTTAAATAATACGTCCTTAACCTTGTAGTTGGGTGATATCACCTCAGCCATTTGTGACGCAGATTTAATTGCAACCACATGTAAGCCAGCATCAGCCTGGGCTCCAAGGAAGGTTGTATCTGTAGACGAAGACAAAAGCTTATGCTCACCCTGAGGCGTGTGCCAACCAAATAGTGATGAAGTTATGACTTGATTAGGTGTATAAGAGAGTGTATCAATTTCTTTTTTGTTCGGGAACACAAACTCACACTGCGCAGTAAAGCCAAATTCTATCAAACTTAGACTTCCACTACTACCACTTATGATACCATATGATTCTGGTAAATCAGAATTGGGATATTGATAAATGGTTGCCTCTGAGGAGTCCCTATCTACTAGCCCTGTAAAATCTGCGTACTTCTTATTACTTGTATCGACTCTATAGTTGTTATCAAGTTTGTATATCGAATTATCAGAATAAACATTTACTTTTACTATTTCTTCATCAACTCCAAAACAACGAACCAAGTTTCTAATTGATTTCTCGTTACCTTTGGATTTTAAGATATGATTAAGATTGTTGTATATGTTTTTATATATTGTATTCTTTATTGATGCAAGGTCATGTTCAAAATTTATGTCCTCATCTCTTTTCAAGAATTGAGATAGAATATCAGCGTTCTGAAATAGTTCAGGGGCTTCTACGCCCATTTGCTCGACTAGACGATCATTATGGGGGAATTCAAATATACTCCCTGTGGCACTGCCGCTAATATAATCCATTGATTTTATCTTAGTAAGATAAGAAATCTGTGAATACAAAGTGTCAAAATAGGTTGATATTATCTGCGTTGAATTTCTTAATTCTGATCCAACTTGAGAATCTTCTTCAACTATCCAATCAGGGAAGGTGTTTAATATAAAAGAAGAGTTTTTTAAGTCGTGATATTCACCGATTTCTTTTAACTCGTTCTTTCTAACTGTCAGGGCCGAGGCCGATGGAATAACTATTGGATCCTCTGGTTCTGTTCTTCCTGATACTGATTGAGTTAAAGCCTGAAGTGTTATAGCAGACCCTGTATCCCTAGCTCCAGCGGCATATCCAGTCCAAGCTCCGTTTGATAATCTACCTGAATAATCAAGAACCACATTATCAACACTACTGGTTCCAAAAACTCCCTCATTGAACTTATAATAAACTCCAAGTCCGACGTTAGCATCTTGAGTATTTGTGCCTCCATTAACGTGAGTAAACCAGTTTCTCCCTATATCCTCGCCATTTCTTGCTGCCTTCCAAAACCTGAACTCGTCTATAGAACCAGATAGCTTGCCTCGTCCTTCCATTGAGTTGGTGTCAGATACGCCAGACGGCGCAACACGAAGAGCGCCAATATTACCTATCAGTGTGCCAGTAACAAGACTAATCTGACCGGCCTGATGCCCTGTTGGCGAAATTCCGGTCTCGTGGCAAACTCCATTAATGTAAAAGTCAATAGTTGGCGAACTTTCAGATGTGTTAAACACAAATGCAAAGTGATTAAAACCACTGCCTGTAATATAGTTGCCAACTCCACCAGTAGTTGGTATTGATTGTGTTACATAGCCTTTTGTTCCCGAGAGCATCGTAACTAAAAAACGATCCTCTAGACTCTTAGAGAGTTCAATTCTTAGATTACCATAGCATCCATTTGTTTCGGACTGATCTGATGACCCAGTAGGAACACCGTTCCATAAATCAAATATGACCTGCCTTGGTGACTGAGCAGTTGATACAGTGCCACCACCTGGTATATCTGATTTAGAAAGAAAGAATTCAACGGTTGATCCACTTGGTCCACCAAACTCTAAATTGTTCTGTCTGAAGTTAGAAGAAAATAAAGTGCCCGAATGTGGACCACCCTTGATCTGTATATATTCTGTTTTTGGCGATGAGAAATAGTGGGAACTATGAGATACGGCCGTACCATAATTTGTCCCAATGCTAACAAAACCTGTTGATTTAGGATATCTCTCGTTGAAAATGTATTTCTCTAGAGGGTTAAGTTCGTTATAGAATTTTTCTTTTTCAAAAGCAGACCCATCATAGGGATAGTTTTGTAAGATATAGTCAAAAGCATTTTCATAGTATTTTTCTGCCGAGCCATATTTTGCAAACTCATCAGGATTACCGTAATCTAGAGGTGCTGTAAACTCTTTTTGTCTTTTTAAGCTTTCGCTTAAATGTTGGGACGACTCCATACCGCCGCTCAAAGCTGCTACTGCACTACTCTTGAGGTACTTGCCTACAGAGTTTGCCTGCTTATTATTTTCAAATAACTTTTTTATGCTCATACGGGTTCTTCATCAACCTTGAATTTAAATATTTCTGGCTGTTCTACATATTGTCCATTGACTTGGTAAACAAACTGTAACCCATAAGCATAACCTTCATCTAGAATATTCGTGTCAACCTCAAAGTAGTTTCCACTAACATCATAGGACATCCTAGTGTGGTTGGATGACCCTGTTCCATATTCCACCACCTCTAAATTATCGACTATTCTAAACAGCCTCCAATATGCATCTTCGATTATCTGACTAGGTGGCTCAGATGCAGCGACACTATAAACATTCGGGTTCCAGTTTTTCTCTCTAGCATAAACTCTTAGAACAGGCTTCTGCCCTTTTACATATGACTTTTTAAGGTTTGTTATATCGCTTATGTGTTGGGTTTCATATTGAACGAAACTAGCGGTCAAGCCCTCCAGATTTATAGATCCTGTAAAATATTCTATACTCCCGGAATGCCAAACATCATGCACTGTAGATAAAGAACTTGTTATTGCGAAGGAACAGCTATAAATACCAGTCTGTGCAACACCATTTTCCACAACAATACCACCTGTGATCTCTTGTTGAACCAACCCATTCGTATCTAATACATGAAGGCGATGGCCCGTTGGTAAATCATCATTACTGCCGCTAAAAAAGCTTACATATATTATTTGGTCTGTCCCAATTAAACTTGGGATATCTTTTAAGTTACCTCTGATTCTATTGTAGAGATATACAGTATTAAGATTATCAGCAGGTGGAGCCAAGGCGCTAGAAATAAAACTTAAGCCTCTTTGGTCTTTCCTGGAAGAATCCCATCTAGCCTCAATGTATGGTCTCTTGAGAAAGTATTCACTTGTTCGTCCAAAAAACTTCTTTGTAAAAAATGACCCTGAGGATCCAGAAATTATATCATCATCATGCTTTATCATAAAGCCAAAATTTGATGTGGTTCCAGCGCCGTCAGATCTCCACAAATCAATTGCGAAACTTACGTCAACATCTAAATCTTCAGCACCACCAGATAGGTAAAAACTTGAGGAATAAGCCGTGTCGCCAACACTTGCACTATTAAAAAAATCGCCGCCCTGATGTTCCCAAGCTATTCCCTCAGAGCTAGAAATCCAATTACACACACCAAAATCTGTGTACTCGTTCATATCTAACCCTCGGCCTTCTGTCCAAAAGTTACCACTAACCACGGCTACTTTCAAAGGATACTCATATGGTAAACTATCAGCGTGAGGCGCATTAAACATTTTCAATCTGTATTCAACGCTAGATGATGGGACATTACCATTTGTAACATCTGAGACAATTGCGTCTACTGGGAACTGAATTAGTATCCTAGCTTGCTCGGCGTTATCAGCATCTATTGAGGCTGAGGTTTGTCCATGTATAACAAAAGCCTCTAAAATATCAGAGGCACCCATATTAGAGCCAGTGCCTCTAATTCTAAGGTTAGCCTTAAAAGCGTTCGTAATCGTATTATCTTGTGTTGCAAAGTATCTTTTTATAGCCATTATTTAACAACTCCAGTGATATCATCCTCAGGAAATAAAACATCTGCAACTGCATCTTCGGGAACCACAAGAAATCTGCCGTCATTAGATAGATTTTTTTCAATCTCATAGTTAAACGAACTATATGATCCGCCTGTCTTGTTAATTAGTTTGACCATCGTTGTATCCACAACACCATCAACACTGTTTAAAGATTTAAATATTTCTGATAAATATACAGGTTCACCCATTTCTTTAGCTACGTTTAAAACCTTCTCTTGTAACTTACTTACACAGGCATTTAGAACCTCAAAACGATTAGCGTCGGTTTCAGCTATGACCTCGAACTGTATTCCGTAGTTTATGATTTTTCCGTCCAAAATATCCACGCTGTCGTTTATCATTCTATATCGATCAATCCAGGTTTTCAGATTTGTTTTTAGCTTACTTGTGGGGGCCGAAAACTTCCCATTTGCATTCTCTGCTAAAACGTATAAATTTAAGTTTCTTCTTGTTGACCTTGGGTCTTGTACAATGTTAACACGCTTAACTTTGCCGAAACCTGCTGGCATGCGGTAACATATACTAATGTAATCAGATCTTGTTACGGCTCTGTTCTGAGAGGCGTAAGATGCGTAAGCACGGACCCTGACTTCATCAGCGGACAACTCCTCTGTATCCCCAAGAATAGGCTCAGGGTTTTCGACTTCTAGTGAGCTTTCTACTCCTGCAATGAGTGTGTCCGACAAAGCGTCACGGTTTGTAAAAGTAAATGACCTTTCTACAATTTGGTTTACTGTGCTAGCAGCAGCATTAACCGTAGTTGCTTCATTAGACCTGTAAGTTACAGTTAGTGTTGTATTTTCAGGAACCACACCGAATTTATCAGTCTTTATTAGATTACTAGGATCAAATGTGGTGTCTGATACATACTCTCTACCTGTAACATCTAATACAACGTCCGCAGGGTTGGCCACCAAATCTCCGGTTAGGTTTGCAGATGACCCATATCCAAACTGAAGAAAAGTGGCTCCCTCAGTGTTATGCTCTGTAACAAACCTTCTTGGGCAAGGTTTTGTTTTCATAATAAAAGGAACAGTATCTCTACTTGTCCCTCGATTAGGTTCTTTTGATAATATAATATCTTGAGTTAAATAATCAACCTGAAAATATTCATTTCCTTGGGAGTCAACAACAGATAAAATTTCAGAAACTTCGTCAGCAGCCATTCTTAATCTTAAAAATCTTTGGTAATCACCAACTATTATTTCTTCCTCACGCAGTCTACCAGAAACTACTGTTCCTTTTCCTTTTATAGCAAACTCAGTTGGCACACCAGTGTCTGAGTCTACTTTGGCCACGGTTATCTCGTTATTGCTATCGGTAAAATCTATATCCTGGTTCACTGTGTACAATCCGCCGCCGGAACCACCAACTATAGTTCCCCTTTTTAATATGGGAATATAAGTTGTGTCTGGACCACCCGTAGTCGATGCTGCTGGGACTAGTACATAAAAATTACAGACACCTGTTGAAGTTGGCGAGCCGGGCATCTTATATCCCATTTGCTTAGCTAATCTTTGAACATTAGATAATTCTATTGCAGTGTCTAAAAAGCTTTCATTTGCTTGATAATCCGTATAGAAAGAAAGCTGATCACCAACATAGGCTACTAGATCTAACATCAAAGCACCAAAAGATGCTTCGTTAAAATCTTGAAATGTGTTAGCATAATAACGTTTTGCGTAGTTTACAAGCGATTCTTTGATTGTATCAAATTCTCTGTTTGTATAATTTATCGGGCGTTTTGGCATTACTAAACCTCGGGGCTTCAATAATTAGTCTTTGTTCTGAGTTATTATCAAGGTATCGCTGTCATTAATTGGACCTATACCATACTTTAAAATCAACCTTACGGCGTTAGGGGACAAACTATCGTCTTCATCAGCAGTTAAAACAATGATATCATCCACCTCAACAAAAGGCATAAACTTACTAATTTGTGTTGAAATTCTTTCTCTAACTGAGTTAGATGTGTTGTTTATGTCCGGCTCGAAAAGCAATCGACGCACACCTGCACCAAACTCTGGTAACATGACTCTCTCGCCTGGTGATGTTAAAATCAAATTTTTCAAATTTTGTTTAACAACATCTTTTAAAGTTTTGTTAAGTTCATATGGACCATCAACATTATCATAAGTCAACGGCAATGAAACTGAAAGACCCTCTAGTTTATTAGCCATTTAGTTGCCCCTCGCACGCTCTTGTACATTAGTCATCTCAGTAATTATACTCTCAACACGATTTCTTTGCGCTGGATCCCAAGAGCTAATATTAAGATCTTGGAATAAGTTATCTTCATCAATTTCAGCAACCTTCAAGGTAATTGATGCTATAAGTCCAGTAATAGTATCATTTCTTTCCGCCCGTTGATCAATGCGCTGGAGGCCATAATCAGATACACTTCGTAGTTGTCTCGGTGGAGGACGATCAGCGAATCCAGTAAACTTGATTGCTGCGCCTGTGATTCTACCATAAAAATTAGTAGTTTCTCTACTGTCTTTTAGACCAGCATAAGTTGATTCCATACCCTCTAACATTAGAGACTCTAGAAACCCTAGTGTTCTCTGCCCAAAGGCCTGACGCTTACTAAAGGGAGCGTTTGGGTGAAACAATGCGGCAGTATTAATATCAACCTGAGTTATGCTATCTTTGTTAGATATTTTTAAATCAGTGTTAGAATTATAAGCTCGTTGTTGATTAGCTAA